CCCCTATGCTGTTTAGGGCGAACACTTCAGTATTTTTGCATAAGTAGTTATAGATATGACGATTCCTATTCTCAAATCCCCTCACGAAATGCTTCTCGAGCTTGCGGGCATACCGCATCTTGCGGGCGGTGGACAACCGCCAAAAATTGTTAATCCAGAAGATACCGAATGGGGAGCTTATACTCATACACCAGGATATTATCATGATGTTGCAGATAGCATAAATAAAGAAGGTCAAGGCGGAGGCCCAAATGATGCACTTAGGCATATACTAACGGCAGCTGACTATACTCGTAGAGCTAACAAAATTCCAGTTGTTGGAAAGTATATTGCTGATCCATTAGTAAATGTATTGGGTACTGGGCATGAAATATTAAATTACCTTGAAGGAAAATTTAACAAGCATCCGCAAACATACGAAGATTTAGGGCAAGATTTATACAACAATAAATTGGGTAGACAAATTGGAGCTAATGCTACCAGTTTTCAAGACATTGTTAATCAAATGCCAAAAGTTATGGATACAAGACCATACCGTATGGAAGAAGGAAAAGCTTTATTAAGAAATCCTGATGAAGCAAAAAAAGAATTTAAACCCTTTGGATTTTTTGCAGATGGTGGTGCTGTTCACATGCAAACGGGCGGTCAACCACCACAACAAGCTAACGCGGCTATGTTTGCGCCACATATTGCGAACAATTTAAAACCCGTAGCCAAAATGACTCCAGCTCAAATAAGAGCAATGATGCAAATAATCAAAGCAAATCAACCCCCACCCAAAAACCCTATTGAATTATGGGGAGCTAATCCAGAAAATAAATGGGGGGCTAAAGATCAAATGATGACAAAACCTTGGATATTAGATAAAGATTTGTTGCAAGATGCTGTTAAAGCAATGCGCGCTGGTGAGTACTTTGGTGTTCCCCAATACTCTCCAGCACAATTGGTGAAAATGCAATTACCAGAAGGTGATCGAAGCGATTTTGGTGCAAACCAATATGATACCAATAATGCAAAAGAAAATAAAACATATGACATGTTAAGGGAAATGGGTCATAGTCATGAAGCTGCAACATTTGCCGCAGCACTTCAATCTAATACAAGATTAGCAAAAACAAAAGGAGTACCATTTTTAGAAAATTGGAATGGTCTTGGAACAAGTGAACTATCTGGTCGAACTGGAGCTCAACATAATCAAAGAGCCAATGAATGGGAATATGCAGTAAACCATCCTAAAAACGAACCTTTTTTAAATATGGTAACAGAAGCATACAATTATCAACCACCGACTAAACCAGATTTAGGTGCAAACGAATACGCAACACCAATGGGGGATTATCAACCTACCGTTGAACAAAATCAAAGAACTCGTATGTTTGCAAACGGTGGTACAATAAACTTTTTGGAAATTAATTAATGGCAATCTCACCAAAACTTCCAATGCAAATGGGAGCAAACTTGCCTTCATTAGAAGAAGATTTTGATATAAATAATGAAGAAGTAGATTCTTATGAAGAAATGATGGGTCTTGAAGACGATGGAAACATTCAAGAAAACATCATTGAACAAGAAGATGGTTCGGTCATTATTAATTTTGAACACACAGAAGGTCCTCTAAAAGATCCTGAGTTTTATGCTAACTTAGCTGAAGAATTTGATGAAGGTGAGTTAAATTTACTTGCTAATGAATTTTTAGAGCTAATTGAAGTTGATAGAGAAGCTCGTAAAGAGCGTGACAAGCAATACGAAGACGGCCTTCGCCGTACTGGTTTAGGTAAGGACGCACCTGGAGGCGCAACCTTTGATGGTGCTTCTAAAGTCGTTCACCCTGTTATGGCAGAGTCTTGTGTAGACTTTGCTGCATCTGCTGCTCGTGAATTATTGCCATCGGAAGGGATTGTTAAATCCTATATTCGTGGAGAGGATGATAAAGAGCGTAGTAAAACTGCCGAACGTAAATCCAATTTTATGAATTGGCAGTTAACAGAACAAATTTCAGAGTATCGTGATGAAATGGAGCAAATGCTCACTCAATTGCCATTAGGTGGTTCACAATACTTAAAATGGCGTTGGGATCATGAACTCAAACGTCCTACAACAGAATGGGTTCCAATTGATAGCATTTTGTTGCCATATGCATCTACTAATTTTTATACCTCTGCTCGTGTAACTGAAGTCCAAGACATTACAGAAGATATCTTTAAACAGCGAATTGATCAAGGTGTATATAGAGATATTGATAGCGATTATATATCGGAAATTGAAACCGATGAAATTACTAGATCTCAAAAAGCCAATAACAAAATTGAAGGTAAAGAAAAGCCTGAAAAGAATGTAGACGGAGTTCGTCGGGTTTATGAAATTACTTGCTTTTTAAGACTAGATGCCGATCCTGAAACTGAAGGTCGTCGTGCACCATATATTTTAACCATTGATGAAAGCACTGATAAAGTGCTGGCACTTTACAGAAACTGGGCATACGGCGATGAAAAGCTTGAAAAATTGGATTGGTACGTCGAGTTTAAATTCATTCCTTGGCGTGGAGCTTACGCTATTGGATTACCTCAGCTCATTGGTGGCCTTTCTGCTGCTCTTACCGGTTCTTTGCGTGCTTTACTTGATGCTGCTCATATCAACAACAGCCAGACAATGCTTAAACTCAAAGGTGGACGCATTGGTGGACAATCCGATCGAATCGAGCCAACACAAGTAATTGAAATTGAAGGTGCCCCTGGCGTTGATGATGTACGTAAATTGGCAATGCCATTGCCATTTAACCAACCATCGTCTGTTTTGATGCAACTTTTGGGTTGGTTAACTGATGCCGCTAAAGGTGTGGTCACTACTGCTGAAGAAAAAATTGGGGATGTTAACTCCAATTCACCCGTTGGCACTACACAAGCTTTAATTGAACAAGGTGCTAAGGTATTTTCTAGCATTCATGCACGATTACACCGCAGTCAAGCTAAGTCATTAGCAATTTTGTCTCGTATCAATCATTGGTATTTGGAAGAAATGACCAATGATTCAGGTGAAATCATTGAAATTCGTGATTTTGCAAACAATAATGACATTCGTCCTGTTTCTGATCCTAATATTTTTTCAGAAACTCAGCGTTTAGCTCAAGCACAAGCAATTTTACAACTTGCACAGTCTGCTCCTCAGTTATATAACATGCGTGAAGCTCATTTACGCATTTTAAGACAGCTTAAAGTACCTAATATTCAAGAAATACTGCCAAATCCACATGGTGTTAAAGAATCTAACCCTGCTTTGGAAAACGTTTCCATGGTAATGGGTAGAATGGCAGCCGCTTTCCCAGATCAAGACCATTTAGCTCACATTAAAGTCCATTTAATGTTTGCAGTTGACCCAAATTATGGTGCAAGTCCCGTTGTTGGTCCAATGTTTAACCAACAATTGCTACAGCACATCCAGCAACACATTACTTTACACTATTTGCAATCAATGCGCGATTATGTGGCGCAAGCTACTGGTGGAAGTGACGTTCTTAAACTTAATGAAGAACATGCTTTGGATAAAGATAGCGAACAAGCACTTGCTATTGCAGCACAAATGGTGTCTCAGCAATCTCAACAAGAATTTGCGTCCATTATGCCAATTATTAACCAATTGGCCCAAAAAGCATCTCAAGCTCAACAGCAACAAATGGAAGCTCAAGCCTTAGCTGACCCAACAGCGCAAGTATTAATGAAAACTCAAATGGCAGAGACTCAACGTAAAGCGCAAGAATCTCAAGCTAAGTTACAATTGGATAATCAAGGTCAACAACAAGAATTCCAAATTAAATTGGCTGAATTACAACAAAAAGTTCAAGAATTACAAGCCAAATACAGCACGCAAAGCAACATTGATAGCCAACGTAATGCTACAGATATTGCTATGGCCAACATCAACAATGCAGCAAAAGAACGTGTTGCCATGATTAACGCTGGTGCTCAAATGGATCAGCAACAAGCTCAACTTGAGCATGAACAAAACATGTCCGCTTTGGAAGCTACTATGGCTGCAGAGCAAGATGTTCGCCAACATGGTCTTGCTGTTCAGCAACAAGCGTTTGAGCAACAAGCTGCACAAGTACAACATCAAGTTGAATTGCAACAAGCCCAACAACAGCATGCTATGGGTTTACAACAAGCAGATCAACAACATCAACAAACTTTAACACAAGCAGATCAGCAACATCAGCAACAAATGGCGCAAATGCAAGAACAACAAGCCCAACAACCACAACCCCCTACTGAAGGACAATAACATGGCAAATACAAAACAACCTGGCGGTGATGTAGGCTACAAAAAAGCCTATAAAATGACAGGCACCCCTGGCTACGCTGGCGGTCCTGGCGAAACTTCTCTTGACAAAGGTCCATCTGGATCAGGTCGTAACAACAACTGGAAAATTGGTGCAGCCCAAGCCAAAATGGCAAATTCTGACAAAGTTGGTCCAGATAAAAACCTTAAAGAACTCTCAAGTGGCAATTTTTATTAATATTTGGGGCGGAATTTTTAGCTCTTTTGCATAAGTAGTAATATGAGGGACTTAATTTCCGAATTTATTAGCCGCTTGAAAGAAGCGGACAAAGAAACAACCGAAGTCCTAGCTTCCGGTTCCAATATCCACAACTTTGATTCATATCAAAGAGTGCTGGGTAATCGTGACGGTTTAAAACAAGCCCAAGCGATTTTAGAAGCCCTCTTAAACGAGGATGATGAACAAAACTAAGCTGTAAAGCTTTAAGGAGTTGCCGAATGGCAATAGACGTTAAAAGTAACGAAGAGCCAGATCTTCGTAGTGAGGAAGAATGTTTTCCCACAATCGATTCTGGTGTTGAAGTAGCTGGAGATCGAGTTTTAGTCCAGTTGCGTCGACAAAAAGTAAAAAGTAAAGGTGGCATTATTTTAGTCGAAGAAACTCAGCAAACGCTGAAGTTCAATGAGACAGTAGCCAAAGTCGTACAAGTAGGTTCTTTAGCATACAAATCACCAGATACACTAGAGCCTTGGATTGAAGGCGCTTGGTGCAAAGAAGGTGACTTGGTAAGGACAATCAAGTACGGTGGCGATCGTTTTGTTGTAGACCCAAATGATGGCAACGGCCCTGTAGTGTTTATTACACTTCAAGCTCGTGAAATCATTTCTCGCATTAAGTCGTTTGAATATGCGCAGAAAATGAAAGCCTTTGTAGACTAATTTTGAAAGAAAATTATGGCAGATAATGAAAAAGATGTTCCTATTAGGGAACAAGAAGATGGTTCAATTTTAGCTAAAATAGAACTTCCTGATCAAGTTGACGAACCAGTTAACGAGGAAGAAAAAGAAGCTAAAAAGCAAAAAGAAGAATATCATGACGATGATGATGACACTGACGACGAGGCTGGCGATGAAGAAGCCGCTTCAGAAGGTGACACAGAAGAAGATCGTGAAGCAATCCGTGAAGCCCGTCGTGAAGAACGTAGACTTAAAAAAGAGTTAAAAAGACAACGGGATCTTTCGTCAAAAAACAAAATTCAAGCACTTGAGCGTCGTAATGCAGAATTAGCAGAACGATTGGCCAAAGTTGAAAATACAGCAGCATCTTATCAATTTGCCCAACTTGACAAAGCTATCGAAGACGAAGCTACAAGAGTTGAATACGCAAAAATGAAAATGTTACAAGCTGCACAAGCTAACGATGCTGCAGCTCAAGTGGAATATTTAGAGCAATTGACAGACGCCAAACAACGTTTGAATCAAGCTCAGCATTACAAAAAACAACAGCTCGAAGTTGCTAAGGCACCCAAGCAAAATGTTCCTAATCCAGTCAATACAGAAGTTCAACAAAATGCAACTCGTTGGCTAAAAAAGAACGCTTGGTATGACCCACAAGCTCGAGACACCGATAGTAGAATTGCCAAGGTAGTAGACCAAGAACTTGCAACCGATGGTTGGGATCCTTCTGATCCTGAATATTGGGAAGAGTTAGATAATCGTTTATCATCTCGTTTGCCTCACCGTTACACCGCTAAAGGGGGTAGTAGCAAGCGTGCAAACCCAACAGCATCAAGTAGGGTTGCAAACACCACCAACGCTAAATCTGGCACAATCACACTTTCTCGTGAGCGTGTCCAAGCGATTAGAGATGCTGGTGCATGGGATGATGTA